GAAACCTTGGTTATTTGATGAACTCTGCTCTTCGTGGAACTCTCAAAACAACTGAGAAGGCATCTGGTACAAATGGCATCTTCGTTTATGAAGGTGATAACACCATTAACGGATACTCTGCTTACGTTTCCAATTCAATGCCTGATAGCACTGCTATTTTTGCGAATTTCAGTGATGTAATGATTGGTCTTTGGAGTGGATTAGACATCATGGTTGATCCATACACAGGATCTGCTGCTGGTACTGTCCGTGTTGTAGCGATGCAGGATTACGACGTAGCAGTTCGTCATCCAGAGAGCATCTGTAAGCTTTCTTAAGTAACTAGGAGTCTCTTATGCGTATTGAAATGCTCAAATCAACAATTGTTGATCTTCAAACAGTTAGTAAAGGTGATTTTGTCGATACATCTGACAGAACTGCAACCTTATTAATCGGAATGGGTAAAGCAAAAGAGGCTCCTGTGCTTCAGAATGTGGTCATAACGTCTGAACCTGATGTCAAAAAGACATCGGTGAAGAAGAAAACAACTCCAAAGAAACCTAAAGCCAATGGCAATTCTCAACCTGGGGTCTAAGACAACATTAGTTGCACTTAGAGCCAACTCATTAGGCAATAGCACCGCTACAGGCTCTGCTGTTGACCTCGTTGCCTACGAAGGTGACATGATCGTATGTCTAGATGCTTCTGCTGGAGGATCTGGAATTACTTATGCAGTCAAATTGACTGAGTGTGATACATCTGGTGGTACTTACGCTGATGTATCTGGTGGCGGGTTCACTACTTCTAGTGCTAACACCGCAACTGCTCAGAAAATGACTCTTAACACTAACGATTTAAAGCGTTATGTGAAACTTGTCTGCACTGTTGCAGGTGGTACAGGAACTGGATACGTTTCTGTTAATGCGTTCGCTTCTGAGAAGTACGGAGCGTAATTAAATGGCGTTTGTCGAGACTCCCAATGCTTTCCTCGCTGATTTTGGCAAGACCTGTCAAATTGGTGGTGGTTCAACATTTAAAGGGATTCTCGAATCGCCAGCAGATGTCATCGCGGGAGGTGTTGCAGTTACAAGGGAGTATTTGCTAACAGCAAAAACTTCTGATGTTTCTTCTGCCCCTCGCGGCACTGCGATTACTGTCGATTCTGTTAATTACACAGTTCGGGAAAATTTGCCTGTAGATGATGCAACTTTTTCTGAATTATTACTTAGTAAGGTGTAATGGCTGACACAAAAAGAGAACTTATCCTTGCAAGATTAAAAACAAATTTAGATGCAATTTCTGGTGCAACTGTTTATCGAAGTCGTGTAGAACCTTTGGCTCGTGGAGAAGTACCAGCAATTATTATTGAACCAGTAAGCGATCAACCTTCAAGTACAAACTTTTACGACAAGTTGGATTGGACAATGAGAGTAAGAATCTCAACAATTGTTCGTGCAGCATTACCTGATGACGTTTCAGATACTTATACACAGGACGTACATTTAAAATTAATGGCAGATCAAACGGTGAATAGTAATGCTCTTGATTTGACTCCTGATCGTACAGATTTCAGTCTTATTGAAGCAGATCTACCTCTCGGTATTATTAGTCAGGACTTCTTAGTTCGGTATCGAACAAGTAGAACAGATTTAACTTCTGCATAGATCATGGCTAAAATCAAAAAAGATGTTCCTAATCCTGGTGCTGGTGGAACCTATGTGTTCGACCCTAAAACTGGGAAGACTACATTAATACCAGAAACCGACACCCCAACTGACAATGGCTCTAACACGGAAGACCTATCTCCTAGCGAAGATTGAGTCTAGTTACAACAGCGATCCTTCTCCTGTAGGAGGAAGTAATGCAATTCAAGTAGGAAACATAGAACTGACTCCTATTGAATCTGACAATTTTGAAACTCCTACGTTGCAAGGTTTTCTTGGCAATAGCACAAGAGGAACTTTGGTCGCTAACAAACGTGTTGGAGTTAGTTTTGAAGCAGAATTAGCAGGATCTGGAGCCGCAGGTACTGCAAGTGCTCTTTCTCCACTGCTTAAAAGTTGTGGCTTATCTGAAACAGTTGTTAGTTCAACTTCTGTTACTTATGCTCCTGTCTCAGCATCGTTCAGCTCATGCACGATCTATTGCTTTTATGACAACACAAGGCACAAAATCACAGGAGCAAGAGGAACGGTTACGTTCAATTTGACTTCAGGATCAGGCGCAACAGCTTCATTCCAGCTTATTGGTAATTATGTCGCTCCAGATGCAACAGCAATGTCAGGGACGTTTACAGTCGCAAATCAGGCTGCTGCGTTAGAGGTTAATGACACAAACATTACAACTGCAACATTCCACGGTGCTACTTCTCAGCGTATTGAGTCGTTTGAACTAAGCCTAAACAACACTGTTGGCTATAAAGAAACGATGTCTAGTCAAGAAGTTTTAATTACAGATCGTAACGCTGGCGGTACTGCTGTAGTCGAAGCTCCTGCTACTGGTACGACTGATTATTTTGCGAAAGCAGTTGCTGTCGCGACTGGAAATACCAGCATTGTTTTAGGTGCTAGTGCGGGCAATATTGTCACACTAAATGTTCCTCAAACAGACATAACTGGTGTGACCTACGGAGATACCGCAGGTGTTCGGTCATTAAGTATTCCATACTTGGCACTTCCCACAACAGCAGGTAATAATGAGGTCTCAATAGTCTTCACTTAACTGCATGGCTTTCACTCTAAAAAAGACTAATTCTGTCAAATGGCCTGTTTCTGTTCAAAAAGCTACTGATGGTGGCAAATTTAAGAAACATACATTTACAGCAATTTTCAAAGAGTTAGGCAGGGATGAATTTAACAAGTTAGTAGAAGAAGGAGATGAAGCATTAGGAGATGCGATCTTATTGGGATGGGAAGGAATAAACGGGGAAGATGGAGAGGATCTTCCCTTTAATAAGACAAATAAAAAAGCATTACTTGATGATTTCACTGTGATGAAATCAGTGATTGAAGCGTATGGAAAATTGGTAACAGGAGGTGCTGAAAAAAACTAAAAGAGGCTGCTGAACATTGGGCTGACGGTGGTGTTGTAGATGAAGGCTTAGAAGCATTAGAAGCTTTTGGTGCAACACCAGAACAGTTAGCAGCAGCCAAGGCAAGAAGTAAGCCTGTTGATTTTGAGGTATGGGAAGAGAATTGGGAAACCGTGTTGATGTTTATTCGTTTATCGACGCAATGGAATGTAAGTATGAGTGGATTAACAGGATTAAATTATTCATCTCTTCCATATCTCTGTAAACTATATGAAGTAAAGGATGAACGTCTTCTTTTTGAAGGCATACAGATCATGGAAATGGCTGCTTTATCCTGTTTGCATAAGAAGAAGTAATGGCTGGTTCTGCTACAACTGAATTAAAAGTTTTAGTCAACACTCCAGGTGTTGAAAAACTTCCTCAGCTTTCCAGCTCTTTAAAAAGATTAAGTGGAGATACTGCAAAGGCTGGATTAAACACAAAAAAACTTGCCAATAATTTAAAAGAATGGGAAAAAAATACCGTTGTCAGTATTAATAGAAATAAACAACTTTCTGTTGCATGGAAAGAATTAGCAGCAAGTGTTCAATTTGGAAGCAATAGATTTAAAGAGGCAACAGCAGAAGCAAAAAGATTAGATGCGGAATTACAAAAGATGCAAGGCCGCAAGATGGGCGGCATGGGTCGTATAGCTAGAACTGCTGGTGCAGTAGCTGGTGCTGGAGTATTTGGTGGGCCTGAAGGCGCAATTGGTGCTGCAATTGGTGGATTCATGCCAGGTGGAGGTCCAATTAGTGCCGCCGTAGGTGGTGCTGTTGGTGCTCAAGTAGGTATGGTTCGTCAGTCTATTGCTTCAACTGCTGAATATTCTGCTGCGCTTGCAAGACAAAGAAAGGCTTTAAAGCTTGTCATTGGAGATACAAATACTTATGCAAAATCACAAGAGTTTTTATCTCAAACAAGTAAGGACTTAGCTATTCCTCAAGATGTCATAACGAGACAATTTACTGCTCTTACAGCTTCAGTAAAAGGTGCAGGGCACAGCGTAGAGGATGCTGAAAAGGTATTTGAATCTATTGCTTCTGGTATTAGAGGAACTGGTGGAAGCTTAGAAGACATGAAAGCTGCGATGACAGCTACTGCACAGGTATTTAGTAAAGGAAAAGTATCAGCAGAAGAACTTCGGCAGCAGCTCGGTGAAAGATTGCCTGGTGCATTTACGATCTTTGCTGAGTCAATGGGTAAGACTCCTGCTGAATTAGACAAAGCTTTAGAACAAGGAAAAGTGACGTTAGATGACTTTATGAAATTCTCACAAACCTTGTTTGAGAAATATGGAGAAAATGCAAAAATACTTGCTCAGGGACCAGAAGCAGCAGGAGATCGTCTAGCAACTGCTATGAGTGAATTAAAAGATATTGTTGGTAAAACTATTATACCTATTGGTGCAGCATTTCAAGAATCATTCTCATCAATGATTAATCAAATTGCCAATTCAGAAGAGGCTCTTCTATTATTATCAGGAACGCTAAAAACAGTTGGTGCTGCTGCGTTTGCGACATTTGCATCTGTAAGATTTTTAACGAGAAGTTTAGTAGATCTTGTTAAGATTTCAGGTGAATTAGCAATGGGGAATTTTGAAGGAGCATTAGAAACAGTTAGAAAAGGTTTGAAAGATACAGCAGAGCAAGCTAAAGAAGATTGGAAGTTGCTAGGCCAAATAATTAATGGTGTATCTGAGGAGATTACTAAGACAGAAACCACTACGACAAAGTTAGGTAAAAAAGGTGTAACTGTTTATGAAGGTCTTACTGCTGGAGTGACTAAATATTTTAACGGGATCAAATCATTAGGAGAAGAGATTGGAGACGCAGTTGGAAATGCGTTTAAAGGAATGGAAGATGCAATTGTTAGTTTTGTCACTACAGGTAAAGCATCATTTAAAGACTTTGCAAGATCAATACTTGCTGATATGGCAAGAATTTATGCTCGTCAGTTGATGTTAAAAATATTTAGTAGTTTTACGGCTGGTGCATCTCTTTCTGCTGATAGAGCCTTTTCAGGTCTTGGACCTGGCTCTGCTTTAAATACTCCTGCTGGTTCGCCACTGCCAAAAGGAGCTAATGGATTAGTCGTTGCTAAAAACGGTATTGTCCCTTACGCCAAAGGAGGCATAGTCAACAGCCCTACACTCTTCCCATTTGCCAAAGGAGTTGGCCTTATGGGTGAAGCAGGACCAGAAGCAATCATGCCTCTTAAACGTGGTTCTGATGGTCGTCTAGGCGTTGAAGCAAAGTACAGAGGTGGTAGTGGTACGACTGTTAATTACACAGGCCCAACATTGAATTTCAATGGTGATGATTATGTTCCACGTTCTGCTGTTGGTGAAATCATTGCAACTGCTACATCTCAAGGTGCTAAAGCTGGAGAAAATAGAACTTTATCTACACTAAGGAATAGTAGAAGTGCCAGATCGAGGTTAGGAATGTAATGACTGTTGTTGCCTTAACTGCTTTTGTTACCGTCAAACAAAAAGATGGAACAGTAGAACATCAATTCCAAAATGGAAAACATACTGCTGTAGATGGATATGCTTACTTGTCTTTTATTTATCAAGGAGCAGCAATGAATAGGTCAGGAGATAATTTAGAAGCTTCAATTATCCTTGCTAACAATCCTTTGAGTATGTCTTATGTAAAAGATTTTATAGAGAAAAAATATTACATACAGGTAGAAACTTTTTTAATG